GGCAAAAAAGGAAGGAGGTAGCAGCTATGAGCGGAAAGGGGAAACGCGCTCCCGAGGTGGAGCGGACGGAGGCCGCCGGCTTCCCGTCCTGGATAGTGTCGGAAGTGGCCGCCGGCAACCTCGTTGAGAGCGAGTGGAAAGGGGTGAGGGTCCTTGTCGGGACACTCCCCCTCCACCGCATCGAGGCGAACGACGGGCAGATAGACGGGCTCCCGAGCAATCCGCGCGAGTGGACGCAGGAGGAGTTCGACAACCTCCGGCAGAGTATCATTGACACGCCGGAGCTCTTTGTCGGCCGCGGCTGCCTCGTCGTCCCCTGGGGGGGGGAGGCCGCTGTAACCCTCGGCGGAAATATGCGCTACGCGGTGTCGGTGGACCTGCGGGAAGACCGCGTCCCCGCCGTCGTCTATCCGCCGGACACGACCATTGAGAAGATGAAGGAGATCGTGATGAAGGATAACGGTGCGTTCGGCCGCTTCGATTGGGATAAGGTGGCGAACGAGTGGAGCGATTACGCGAAGCCGGAATGGGGTGTCCGCGTCTGGAATCCGGCCGACGGCGGGGCGGAAGGCCTCGGCGGCGGATCCGGAAGCGGGAACTCCGGGACAGCCGGCAACAGCAAGCCGGCGACAAGCTCCCTCGCGGAGCGGTTCGTCGTCCCGCCCTTCTCCATCCTCGACACCCGGAAGGGCTATTGGCAGGCGAGGAAGAAGTTATGGCGAGAGCTCATTGGTGACAATGGCGAAAGCCGCAACGACACCCTATTCACCAGCCTCGAGGTTAAGTACAAAGACCTCTACCTCACGACACGCAAGCACCGCGAGGAGCTGGGGATCTCCTTCAGGGAGTACCTCGATAAGTACGTCAGTGATGAGGTGAAGGAGAAGGAGGCGGCGAAGGTCACCGCGCAGGGGGTGTCGCTCCTGGATCCCGTTATGGCCGAGCTCGTCTGCAGGTGGTTCGGTGTCGACGGGGTGAACAAGGCGTTCGACCCGTTCGCCGGCGACAGTGTCTTCGGATATGTCGCGGCGCACCTCGGGAACGACTTCACGGGCATCGAGCTCCGGCAGGAGCAGGCCGACCTCAACGCCGAGCGGACGGCCGGGATGACGGCCCGGTACATCTGCGACGACGGGCAGAACGTCGCGGCACACCTCCCCGCCGGGAGCCAGGACCTCCTTTTCAGCTGCCCGCCCTACTTCGACCTCGAAAGGTACAGCGACCTCCCGAACGACGCGAGCAACCAGAAGGACTACGGGGACTTCCTCGCCATCATCCGGAACGCCTTCACCGCGGCCGTCGGCTGCTTGAAGGAGAACCGCTTTGCGGTGATCGTCGTCGGGGATATCCGCGACAAGGCCACCGGCTGCTATATGGGTTTCGTCGATGACGTGAAGGGGATATTCCGCGACGCCGGGATGCAGCTCTACAACGAGATAATCCTCATCGAAACCGGCGCCAGCACGGCTATGCGCGCCGCCCGGTATATGGAGAGCCGGAAGGTCGCGAAGATGCACCAGACGATCCTGGTCTTCTATAAGGGCGACCCTCGGGCCATAAAAGAACATTTTAGCAAGATTGAGTATGCAAGCGAAGATTTGGAACTTTTCCGAGTGGATTCAGGAAACGAACCCGGAGACGATCCGGAAGAAGTTTGACGAGCTGCTGGAGGCGGCGGGCTTCAATATCCTCTGCTTCCTCGACCATCACTTCGACCCGCAAGGGTACACGGCGCTGTGGCTCCTCACCGAGAGCCACTTCGCGGTCCATACCTTCCCGGAGTTCGGCCGGACCTATATCGAGCTCTCCAGCTGTAACCTCGAATTCTACCAGGCCTTCCTGAACCTCACGAAGACCCAGCAATAAACAAAGACCCCGCCCCCGGACCGGTGAAACAAGACACCAGGCCAGAGGGCGGGGATGAACAATTAAACAAAGGATCTATTCAGTATGGGACGTCAGGGATACCGCGAGCAGCTTCCTGCCGATATCGTGGACCGCCTCCTCGAGGGTGGCGAGCTCCGCGTCGCTGAAACGCGCCACGCGGCCGTTGACGAGGAGGCCGTTGACGCGCTGGCTGAACCAGCTCCCGGACTTCCCGAAATAGGTCTTCGCGATATACGCGCCGGACACCGCCGGGAGGACGCCCTTCAGCTCCTCGCGGGTGATGAGGGCCAGGGCCTTCTCCTTCGTGTCCTCGAACCCCTCCGCGAAAGCCTCCGACACCTCGTCCGGGTGCTCCGCGATAAGGGCTGTCACCTGGGCGAAGATCTCCTCCTTCTTCTTCGCCCCCTTTGCGTGGATATAAGCCTCCCGCAGGGCATTGTACTTGTCTTTTGTGGTTCCCATAGGGTTTCCTCGTTATCTTTAATCCTCCCCCGTTTTGCAGGGGGAGGGGTTAAACTTAAAACAAACTCCGCTTCTTTAACTCCCTTACGAGTTGGGCGATCTCGCGGTCCAGCCCTTTCTTGTTCTTGTGCCAGGCAAGCAGCGCTCCGTAGGTTTTCAGGTCAAATACCAGCTGCTCTATCAGCTCCTCGGTCGTCCAGCCTGGCCAGTGTTCCTTCATTCTTTACACCTCCTTTGTTTAATTGTTCATTGCAAAGTTAATAATTATTTCGTTATAAACAAAAAAATAATTAAAAATTTATTGATTTTTTGAGCCATGGCAAAATACCTCGTAGTTGCAACCCCGGAGGAGCTGAATCTCCCGGCAGCGAAGGAAGCCACCGACCGCGTGGCGATCATCACCGGCATCGGAGGGACGAACGTCATCCGCGCCCTTTGTGACATCCCCCGCGGTGCTGATATCCTCAATGTCGGGCACTGCGGTTCCCCGGACCTCCCGATAGGCACGGCCGTCCGCATCGGCTCCGTCAAGACCTACCACCCCGGATATGATTTCCCGGAGGTAACCTATTACCTCGCCGCCGGAACGAAATACAGCCACCCCTGCCTCACCGCCGGGGATTTCGTCGCGGGCGGCGCAGCCGTCCCGTCGGGAGCCGTCGTCGATATGGAGCTCGCGTACATCGCCGCCCTGGGCTTCAAGGAGCTCACGGCCGTCAAGTACGTCAGCGACAACCTCTCCGTCGAGCAGTACAACGCGGCCGTCCGCGGATAAGGTATGGCGAAGTACAGCCCGGAAAAGCTCGCGGAGTGCATCAAGTGGGTGGAGGTGAACGGCCTCTACCCGCAGCGCTGTGGGTCACCGGTGAAGGACTTCTGCCGGGCTATGGGGATAAGCTGGGACACCCTGCAGTCCTGGTATAAAAAACCGGAGTTCTCGGATGCTATAAAAAAAGCGAATGAATTTTTCGCAACCTCCACCGTGCAGGCGGTGACGAATGCGCTGAAGAACCGGGCCATCGGCTACACAGTCACCCTGGAGGAATCGGAGGCTGGGCCGGAGACAATTATAGAGTACGACCCGACCACCGGGAAGAAGATCAGGGAGAGGGAGGGAGACAAGCTCGTCACGAAGAAGGCGAAGCGCAAGCAGGTCCACGTGGCCGCAGATGTGGCCGCCGGGATCTTCCTCCTGACGAACCTCGACAGCGACCGCTGGAAGAACCCCGACCGCTGGGGGGCCGGCTCGTCGCAACCTATGGACCCGCCGAGGGAACTGACCGCGAAGGAGGCCCGCGATTTCAGGAAAGGCCTCGAGAAGGAGTATTGATATGTTACGCGATATCGACTTGACACGGGCCTGGACGGATGAAGGGACACTCAACTTCACCAGGTACATCTTCAAGAGCAAGTACGGCCGCAAGTTCGTTGTCGGCCGGCATCATCGCGTCATCGCCCACGCCCTCGATAGGATCCTCGCCGGCGACCCGGAGTATCAGTACACGATGATAAACCTCCCGCCCCGCTACTCAAAGACGGAGCTCGTCATCAAGTCCTTCGTCGCGGAGGGCTTTGCCCGCAACCCCCAGAGCCGGTTCCTCCACCTCTCCTACTCGAACGACCTCACCCTCGACAACTCGCGCGATATCCTCGAGGTGCTGTCGTCCGATTACTACCGCCGCCTCTATCCTGATGTCTATGTCGTCGGCAAGAGTACGAAGATGTGGCGGACGACCGCCGGTGGCGGCTTTTACGCCGCGTCATCGGGCGGCCAGGTGACCGGCTTCGGCGCTGGCCAGGTTGACAATGCGGACGACGTTGAGGCCGAGGAAATGGACGACTATATCGCCACGGCCGAGGATTATCAGTTCGCCGGGGCTGTCCTTGTCGACGACCCCCTCAAGCCGGAGGACGCCCTGAGCGACCTCAAGCGCGAGCGGGTGAACGCCCGCTTCGAGAACACCATTAGGTCACGCACAAACTCCCGCCACACGCCGATAGTGATAATTATGCAGCGCCTCCACGAACGCGACCTGTGCGGCTACCTGCTTGAGCAGGAGGGCCGTATCGAGGACGGCGGGAAGTGGAAGGTCATCAGCCTCCCCGCGCTGTCCGTCGACGAGGATGGTAACGAGCACGCGCTGTGGCCGTTCAAGCATACCGTCGAGGAGCTCCACGCGAAACGCGACAACGACCCCTACGTCTTTGACACACAATACCAGCAGGATCCGACACCTATCGAGGGCCTGATGTACGCCGGCGGGTTCCAGGTGTACGACACCCTCCCGGAGCCCCCGGCGGGAGTGCGGCCGGTCCGGAAGAACTACACGGACACGGCCGACACCGGCAGCGACTTCCTCTGCAGCATCGACTACCTGGAGTTCCCCGACCAGACCTGCTACGTCATCGACGTCCTCTATACCGACAAGCCGATGGAGTTCACGCAGCCGGAGACGGCCCGGATGCTCAACCGGGACGGCATCACGCAGGCGAACATCGAGAGCAACAACGGCGGCCACGCCTTCGCCATCGCTGTCCGCGATATCCTCCGCCGGATGGGGAACCGCACCACCGCAATAAATTGGTTCGCGCAGACCGCCAATAAGGCCGTGAGGATCTTTATGCACAGCGCCGAGGTGCAGAATATGATCTTTATGCCCCGCGGCTGGGAACACCGCTGGCCGGCCTTTTATAAGGCGGTCACCGGGCACCGGAAGGAGGGAGGGAACGCACACGACGACGCCCCGGACGCCCTCACCGGCATTATCGAGAAGCTCCGGAGTACGGCACATATCACAGCATCAAGGACTTAATTTTCAATCATTTAGGATATGACACTTATAGAAAGAATTAAAGCGCTGGTCGAGGCATCCTGCCCCGGCTACGGCTTCGAGTTCGAGACGGCCCGGATGATGAACGAGCGGGCCGACGACAAGCATTTCCCCCTGGTGTTCTTCCAGGAGTACACGAACGCCCGGTACACGGGCAAGTACACCCGTAAGAAGACAGTCCAGGTGCAGCTCTCCTTCCTCCGCCTGGCCGAGTTCCAGTGTGACGCCATCGAGCGCGAGCGCATCCGCGAGCAGATCGAGGCCGAGGCTGTCCTCCCTTTCGTCGACGCCCTCGACCGCTGTCAGTACTTCGACAGTGTTCAGGATATCGACTGCCCGCCGGAGCCGCCGCTCTTTGACGCGAACGCCGTCGGGATCCTCCTCTCCTTCTGGGTCACCTTCAACGCCTGCTCGCTATGATACGCCTCGGTAACGTCGTCCTCGGCAACATAGATATCCCGGCCGGGGATTTCACCTACGGGAACCGCATCGCCCTCGGGCAGATTTTCGCCGACGAGAGCGCCAGCGCGTATAAACGGCTTTGTGCGGCCTTTAAGGAGTTGTATGGCTATCCAGCCCGGCTCCTTCCCCTCAAGCGCCGTGTGCGCGTCCTTACGGCCCTTTCTCGCGGTGTCGCGGGGTGGATTGAGAAAGAGCAGCAGCTCCTCACCTATGAACCCTCCCAGGACGAGAAGGCCGCGGGCCTGGAGGAGTACGCCCACCGCGTCGGGGATATCAGCACGCCGAATGCCATCGCCGGCAAGTTCGGCCTCGACCCGGACACCGTCCTCCGCTGGCCCTACGCGAAGGTGTTCGGGATCCTATGGGCGGACCTCGAGGGGGCGAAATATGAACGGAAACTAAACAAGGTCATCAATGAGCGATATACGAAACATACTCGCCGATTCCATTGACGAGGCGATATCGGCCATCCGTAACAAGATCCCGAACGCGACCGGGGAGAGCGCAGCCTCCCTGCAGCGCGTCATCATCGAGGGGGCCGAGTACACCTTCACCGCCCGGCTCCTCGCCCGGCCGTACTTCCAGACCCTCGAAACCGGCCGAGGCCCGTACACCGGTGCGGAGGTCGGAGCCCGCGGGGCCTTCGCCGACCGCCTCGCGGAGTGGTGCAGGATCCGGGGCTTCCCCTCCTCCGGCCTCACACCCGAGCAGTACAGCCGGGCCGCCCGCTGGCTCGCCTGGTATATCAACCGCTACGGCGACAAGCAGTTCCGGAGCGGGAAGACACGGGACGTCTACTCCTCCGTCGTCGAGCAGCTGTCCGACAACGTCGAACGCCGCCTCGCCGGCCTTTTCTGGACCACCGTCCAGACACGCCTCAACCGAATTTAATAAGCGCAAAACGATATGAAACAGTTCCTCCGAAACAACTACGCCGCGGCCTTCATCTCCGGCCTCGACTATGACAACGCGAACCTCTCCGGGGGC